GAGACAGTATTCTAACCTTGCCAAATGGTGCTGGATATTTATATATTCGGCAAGCATTCTTTCAAGTTTTAGATTTTATTGATACATTAGCACCCCATATTATTCTGTCTGGTCACATTAAAGACAAGCAGGTAGATGATAAAGGTGAGATGGTATTATCTGCAAATATAGATTTGACGGGTAAAATAAAATCTCTAATCTGTGCTAATGCAGATGCAATAGGTTATATGTACAGAAAGGGTAATGAAACAATTATTAGCTTTAAAACTAATGAAGAAGTTACTTGTGGTGCAAGACCTGAGCACTTAAGAAATGAAGAGATAGTAGTTTCTGAAATGAAAAATGGTGAGATAATAACTCACTGGGATAAAGTATATAAATAATAAATAATAACAAAATGGGATTAAGCACAAAAGATCTAGTAAGTGAAAACACAGGTGGTGGAATGGCAAAAACAATTGCACCAGGAAACCACACACTAAAAATTAACAGTATTGTATTGGAAAACTTTCAATTTATTGATGGTGCCAAGCATTTAGTACTTAATGTTGAGACAGAACCAATTGAGGGGTTTGAGGGCTTTTATATTGATAAAGATGATGAAAGCAAGGGCAGATATGCAGGACAGATTGGTAGAGTGAAAGCTAGTCAATATGCATTTGCTGATGGTGTAACTAAGTCTGGAATTAAAATTCAGAGAGATAGATCTCTAATGATGTTCTTGGCTAACTTATCTAAGGCAACAGGTATAATGAAATGGTTTGAGGAGCAGGATAATAAGTTTAATACTATTGAAGAATTTGTAAGAAACTTTAGTGATAATGCTCCACTCAAAGATAAGTATCTAGAATTTTGTATTGCCGGTAAGGAATATGAAAATAAATCTGGTTATACTGCATATGACATGTGGTTACCAAAATCAGAAGGTGGTAAATATGCATATAGTGAGCAGGGTTCTGATAAGATACTTCAGTATGATGAGAACAAACACCTTAAGAAACTTGAAGTAAAGCCAGTAGAAAACTTTGGTGATGATGATGAATTCTCAGCACCATCTAGGGGTTCTTCTGATTTCAGTTTAGATTAACAGCTCTTGTATACAGGGGAGTTAGTCTAGCTCCCCTTATACATTTAAATTGGGTTGCTATGATTTCTACAAAAAACTTAATATGTGATTTAACTGATGTACCTAGAGAGTGGGTATTTGAACACTATCTTAATCTTACAGAGAAGCTTACAGGTCAGGATATTAAAATGAAATCAATATTTAACACACGGGAGAAAACTCCTTCTATGTGTATTTATCTTGATAGGAATGGTATCTATAAGTACAAAGATTTTTCTTCAGGTAATGGTGGTGATGCAATTAGTCTTGTCCAAACTTTATTTAATTTACCTACTAGAGGTTCCGCAAGTTATAAGATAGTAGAAGATTATAATCAATATGTTCTAAACAATGGTTATAATCCTATAAAGTCTTATAAACAACACAGTAAATTTAAGGTTACTGATTATGAAATGCGGCACTGGAATACTCTTGACCAGAAATATTGGATGGGATTTCACATTGGTTCTAGATTGTTATCTAGATATAATGTTGTTCCATTAGAATATTATATTATGCAGAAGACAGATGAAAATGATTCTGTATCAAGCATGACTATCAAGGGTAATTATATCTATGGTTATTTTAGAGAAGACGGAACACTCTATAAGATCTATCAGCCAAAGGTTAAAGAAAGTAAATTTATTAAGGTAAGAGATTATATACAAGGTACAGAACAATTAGTATTTGATAAACCTTATTTGATAATTACATCTTCTCTTAAAGATCTGATGGCATATCATAAACTAAAGATTAGTAATTCAGAAGCAATTGCACCAGACAGTGAGAATACTATGATACCTGAGAATATAATGAATAGTATTAGTTCTAAGTATCAAGGAGTATGTGTATTATTTGATAATGATGAGGCTGGTATAAGAGCTGCAGAGAAATACAAGTTAAGATATGGTTTTGATTATGTTGTATTAGAACTTGAGAAAGATTTATCAGATGCTATTAAAGTACATGGTATAGATAAAGTAAGAGATAATCTCTTGCCATTATTAAAACAAACATTATTATGAGTTGGATATATCAAGGTAAAGAGTTTGATGACAAACAAATTCCAGATGGAGCAGTAGGATTTATTTACATAATGTCTGCTATTATAGATGGAAAATCAGTTTTATATGTGGGTAAGAAAAACTTCTTTGCTAATGTCAAAAGACCTCTTGGCAAAAAAGCTCTGGCTATGTCTACAGATAAAAGACTAAAAAAGTACAAAAGAGAACTGAAACCTGACTTTATGAATTATTACAGTAGTAATAAGATTCTTAAAGATGCTCACAAATCAGGAGTACCTATCAAAAGAGAAATTCTTAGGATATGTTATTCTCAGATGGAGCTTACTTATCAGGAGACTAAACATCAGTTTATCTATGAAGTACTTGAAAAACAAGAATTCCTAAATGGTAATATTTTAGGTAGGTTTTACAAATTCAAATAATTATGACAGAACAAGAATTAATGCAAACCTTGATCCAGTTAGCGGATCTGGGGGTTACTGGTATTAGAATAAGTTATGAAGGTGGAGGAGATAGTGGTTGTATAGAAGATATGATGTATACAGATAAAGAGGGTGTTTCACTTATTGAAGTTCAAAATTTATCTTGGGATTCTAAGAATCTAAGAAACTTAAGTAATGAACTTGCAAACAATATAGAAAACTTTACTACAGATACAATTCTTGATACCATAGAAGATTGGTGGAATAATGAGGGTGGTAGTGGTACATTATCTATACTAGTTCCTTCCGGAGAATATAATGTAGAAAACAACATTAGAAGAGTTGAGTATGATGAGTTTTTTCATGAAGGTAATTTATTTAGAAAAACAGAAGACTAATGTCACATCCTTGGCAACATGCAAAATCCTCTGCTAGAAAGTGGGGAGGTTTTCCAATTGATTACATAGAGATTCATAACTGGTTTGATGAAACTAAAGCTTGGATAGGACATAGTAAACATAGAATGTTCAGACACCACAGTGAAGGAATATTTGAATGTGAGAAAAAGTTTGGACCAAGTTTTGAAAATTCAGAAGGTAAAACTGTATACACAAGATATGTTGGAGAGCAACATGTAAAGGAAGATTGCAATGGTTATATTCCAAGTGCTAAAGAGTGGGTGGATAATATAAACACACCTACAGAATGGATGATAAAAACTTTAAAAATTGAAGACTGATGATTTTAACAAAAGAAGAAGTAAAGAATCTGATTGGAATGTTAAGATCTCCCGACAAGGATAATAGACTTGTAGCTTTTAAGATAATAGAAGATTTAGATCTTAAAAAGCATGTTGGGGAGATAATGGTAATGTATAAATATGGTGAGTATAATTTAGAAAGTTGGGAAGCTGACTGTAAACCTGCTTATGAGTTTATAGTAAAGAGAATTGAGAACTTTAATGGAGATTGGGAAAGTAAACTTAGCTCTGGAGAAGTACTTTCACTAATGACAGCAAATAAATCTAGTAAGCAATCAATAGAATTATTCTTAGAATATTTTATTAGAGACATGACTAGGATGTTAGATGCTATGGGGTATCCTACAGACAAGTTTGAGTTAGACATAAAACTAAAAGAAGATGGACAAACAAAGAAGTCTTAGTAAGATTAGTAAGGAGCTAATGTTGAAAGAGCCCTATTATGGGTTCTTTCTCATTATGCTCAATAAAGTATGGAGAAAAGATCTTCCTACTGCAGGTGTGAGTAAGAATGGTATCAACTTTCAGTTGGCCATTAATGAGAATTTTTGGACAAGCCTGAGTGAGATGCATCAAATGGGATTACTAAAGCATGAATTACTTCATATTGCTTTTGGTCATCTTACAAGCTTTAAGTCTTTTAAGAATAAAAGACTAGCAAATGTGGCAATGGACATGGAGATCAATCAGTTTATAGATAAGGATTGGTTGCCAGAGGGAGGAATAGATATAAATAACTATGAAGATCTAAATCTTGAAAGAAAAGCTGGTTGTAGATATTACTATGATAAGCTGAATCAGTTTCAAGATGAGAAGGATAAGAATGGTACATGTGGTAATGATGAGATGGATGAGTTACTTGACCAAGTAGCAAATGGAGAGGTGCCTGACCATAGTACATGGGAGGAGTTTGAAGATCTTAGTGAGGCTGAGCAGAAGCTAATAGAGAAACAGTTACAAAAAGTTTTAGCTGATGCTAAAGAACAGACTATCAAGAAGCGCGGAAATATTCCAGGTGAGATAGAAGGAGTAATTGTTGTTGAGGAAATAGTTCCACCTAAGTTTGATTGGCGGGGATATATTAGAAGATTTACTGGAGTGAGCACAAAAGTATTTACAAAGAAAATCCGTAGAAAAGAGAACAGAAGATATGATGAAAATCCAGGTCTTAAAATTAAGATGAAACAACATATGCTACTAGCTATTGATACTTCAGGTTCTGTAAGTGATTCTGAGCTAAAAGAGTTTATGGGAGAAATACATCATATCTATAAAACAGGTGTAGATATTACAATGATACAGTGTGATACAAGTATTAGATCTATTGAACCTTACAAAGGTAATAATGAGATTAAAGTACAAGGCCGTGGAGGTAGGGTTAAATGTGCCTCCCTGTACAGTGATGTACAGTAAAAAATGCTGTAAATTGCGGGAAAATGCTTAGAGCTATTAATTACTAACTTATGATGGTAACATACATAAGGGCTAGACTAATTATCTAGATATAGTAAAAAGATTAATAGATTGCACAATCCGCAGCCAAGTTTCTTGCAAATGTGAGATATTATTCTTAAATTGGATGTATATATATACCACCATGAAAAGAAAATATAATGTAAATGATGTTTATTTTAACAAAATAGACACTGAAGAAAAAGCTTATTGGTTGGGTTTTTTACTGGCAGATGGATGTATCCATGAAAGAGCAGGACAGGATAGATTATCATTAGTACTATGTATTAAAGATAAAAGTCATTTAGAAAAGTTTAAAAAAAGTTTATCTTTTGAAGGACCTATAATTGATTATACTAAAAAGTCTGGCTTATTTATGGATTTAATACACTCACATGTCAGAATTACCTCTCAACTTTTAGTTAATGATTTAGCTAAATTTGGGTGTATACCAAGAAAAACTTTAACCTTAGAGTTTCCAATTATACATGATGATTTAATACATCATTTTATAAGGGGGTACTTTGATGGAGATGGTAGTGTATTTATATCTAAAGAAAAACATTGGAGAAACAATAATATTTTTCCTGTTATTCACTTTAGATTTATTGGTACAAAAGCTTTCTTGAATGTATTAGATAAAAAAATTAATTTGTCTGGTAGATTAGTTCAAGCAAAAGGTAGTAAAGTATATGAGTTAAGCTATAAAAGAAATAAAAAAGCAAACTTATTTTATAACTATCTGTATAAAGATGCAACTATTTTCTTAGAAAGGAAAAAAGAAATCTTTAAAACACATTTACAAGAAAAAGGTTCAGAGACTATAATCAGCTAACTCAATAGAGTTAAAGGGATAGTCCAGTTATGAGTGAAAGCTTATATGTTAATGACAGAGTTTGATCCTGTCTTGGATTATTATAATGCTAACCAAAAGAAATATACAAGCCTGGTGTATTTTACTGACGGAGAGTGTTATACATCTGTAAAGCCAAAAGGACGTGTCCTGTGGGTTTTGTCAGAGAGATCAGATATGAATGAAAGTTTACCAGGTCATGTAATTAAATTAGAACTATAAAAAGAAAAACTATGAGCACAGTACAATTAAACGTAGAAGAGTTAAAAGGATTTATCCGCCATATGGTTGCAAATAACCAGTATATCCAAAGCCAAGGAAAAGTTCCAGTGGCAATTAATATTGAAGGTGATGCCGGTCTTGGTAAGACTTCAGCTATCATGCAGTTAGGTAAAGAACTTGACATGGATGTAGTAAAGCTTAATTTATCTCAGATAGAAGAATTAGGTGACTTAGTTGGTTTTCCTGTTAAAGAATTCTTGGTAAGAAATGCAGAGGGTAAAGAGCGTTGGATAAATGAAGCTCAGATTCAAGGAGCTCTTAATGCTAAGTTTACTGTTGTAGATAAGAGAATGGCTCATGCTGCTCCAGAGTGGATTCAAGGTAAAGGTGAGGGTGGCTTCTTGGTATTGGATGACTATACTCGTGCGGATTAACAAAATATGCAGTCTAATAGTGTTAGTGTGAATAATTTAACTATCTTTGTGATATGGAAAAATTAAACACACAAACTCTTAAGACAGCATTAAAGAGTATAGGAATCTATAAAATTAAAATTAATGATAAAGAGTACATTGGTAGCTCTTGTAATATTGGTAACAGGTTAAAACACCATTTGTGGTCTCTTGAAAATTTAAAGCATCATAATAGAACAATGCAACACTTATACAATAAGTATGGTAAAGAAGAAATTTATTTTAGCATTGTAGAAGAATGTTCTGATGATATTTTAATAGAAAGAGAAGCTTACTATATTAGTACACTTAACCCTTATATAAATCACATATTAAATCCTCAAACTTTAGTTAGAGATGATGTGTATAAAAGAAGGATAAGTGTTGCTAAGAAAAAAGCTTATGCAAATGGTCTAAAACCTCATAATCTTAAAGCAGTACATAAGTATTCACTTGATAAAAGTGAATATTTGGAAAGTTTTGAATCTTTCACAGCTGCTGCTAAATCTATTAATGCTAAAAGTGTTAATAGTATAAAAGCAGTATGTGATGGAAAACAAACTTCTGCTGGAGGTTATGTTTGGGCTTATAATAAAGTTGATCTAGTTTTTTCTAGAGATAAAAAATATAAGTTGGAATCAGTATTACAATATACTAATGATAATATTTTTATCAAAAAATGGGAGTCTATAACTCAAGCAAGTAAGGAACTTGGTATTTCTAATATTAATAGAGCAATATCTAAGGACTTAACTGCTGGTGGTTATAGATGGAAAAAAGCATAAAGCGGGTGGTCCGCAATAAATTCCGTGAATTCAGGGAAACTCCAGAGATGGACAATCCTGAGCCAAGCCTTATAGGGATATAAGGAAGGTGCAACGACTAGTGTATGGAGTCTAGAACAGACAGTAAAACACCAAGAGCGCGGAACACATAGAAATATGTGATGATATAGTCTGACCTGTAGATATAATCTAAAAG